TGGGACAAGAGTTCAGGACAGAGAAATTTGTCTCAACTTCCCCGATGTTGTAAAAGTTCTTGCTGTTTATGAGTCTCTTAATACATCTGCACCAACTTTAGACTCTATTGAGTTTCCTTCTGGTCTATCACTCAATACAAGTTCAATTCTTGGCGAACGAGTTGTTGGTTCAACCAGTGGTGCTATAGCTCAGGTTGTAACAAGATCTTCCGCAACTAAGGTTGAAATTGTTTATCTCAATAGCAATAAATTTGTTGTTGGTGAAGTTGCTACTTTTGGCGAATCTAATATTACCTCTAATGTTCAGGCAGTAAATACTGGAAATTATCAAGAAGTAACTAACAAATACACTTTAGATAAAGGTGTAAGAGATCAATTCTACGATTATGCCAGAATTGTCAGAAAAGGAAATTATACTCCTTCACATCAACTAATGGTTATCTTTAACCATTATACTATCCCATCTAACGATGCTGGAAATCTCTACACAGTGAACTCTTACACTGAAGAGAGATATAAGGATGATATTCCACTGATGAGTGATGGGAGAAGAGCAACGGATACTCTTGACTTTAGACCAAGAGTTGCTCAGTTCACATCAACAACACAATCGCCATTTGACTTTGCTAGTAGAACATTTGCTACTGCTGGAATTAATCCAACACTAGTTGTTGCTCCAAACGAAAGTTTTCTTATCGGTTATGACTTCTACCTACCAAGAGTAGATAAGCTAGTTCTGAATAAAGAGGGTGCTTTCAGCGTTATTAAAGGTGTATCTGCAGAAAATCCAAAAGCACCATCAAATAATGATGATGCTATGGAGATTGCTACCATTGTTCTACCAGCATATCTTTATAACCCAAATGATGCAATAATTATTTCGGTTGATAATAGAAGATATACTATGAGAGATATTGGAAAGATTGAAGATAGAGTTGAAAATCTAGAAAATATAACTTCACTTTCTCTACTTGAACTGAATACTCAGACTTTACAAGTTAGAGATTTTGATGGTCTTGATAGATTCAAATCTGGTTTCTTTGTTGACGATTTCAGAGATAATCAAAGATCGGATAGGTCACAGACAACAACATCTATTGATACTTCAACTAATGAGTTAGTCACTCCTATTGACTTTCATTCACTATCACCACAACCAACTCTCGATCCATCTATTAATCTAGAGACTGCCAACTTTAGCGAAGATCTAACTCTTCTAGATCCCAATGTTCAGAAAACTGGTAACATTATTACACTTAAGTACAGTGAGAAGTCTTGGATTAATCAACCACTGGCTACCAGAGTTGAAAATGTAAACCCATTCAACGTTATCGAATTCACCGGTGCCATTGAATTAACTCCAAGGACAGATAGTTGGACTAGAAGTATTACTATAGAAGAGACTCCAGAACCTGAACCCGAACCAGCACCAACACCAACGCCTGCTCAACTACCTGGTATTTTTGGAGGATTATTTGGAAATCTTCGTGGTGCAGCACCTGCTCAACCTGCTCCAGCACCAGTTTTACCATTCTTTGGAGGACGTGCTGCCCAAGCACCTGCTCCAGCTCCAGCACCTGCTGGACTTAATATTTTTGGAAGATTATTTAACCGTCTAACACCACCAAGACCAGTAATCAGAGGAAGAGTCATCTTCCAAGGTAGTGGTACTCTTACAAGAGTTCTTGGTACAAGAACTATATTAAATTCATCTGCACCTGACCCACACATCAGATCCAGAAATGTTATGTTCAAGGCTAGTGGTCTTAGACCTCTAGCAAGACACTATCCATTCTTCGATAGTACAAGTGGTCTCGATATTATACCAAAACTTATTGAAATTAGTATGACCTCTGGTGTATTCCAGGTTGGTGAAACTGTAGAAGGATATGTTGGAGGAACAAGAATCTTTACTTGTAGAGTTGTAAGACCAAATCATAAGACTGGTCCTGGTGCAAATCCAACATCTGTATTCACTTTAAATCCATATAACAAGTCTATTACACTTCCAACTTCATATTCTGCCTCTTCAACTGTTCTAAACATTGACATTGAAGCACTTCAGGAGGAAGTTCTTGGTAAGTTTAGTGGATATCTCACTACAGGAATGGTTCTTCTAGGTGAGACAAGTGGTGCTCAGGCATCTGTCTCTAACATTAGACTAGTTGCTGATACCTTCGGTGATATCTATGGTTCAATGTTCTTCAGAGATCCACTAACATCTCCTCTACCTCCACTAAGATTTACTACTGGAACTAAGACTTTCAGACTGACTTCTAGCTCTACCAACGAAGCGCAACTACAAGGAAGTAAACTTATTAGTAGTGCTGAGGCAAACTACAGTACCACTGGCACGGTTAATACTTTTGAGACAGTTACTTTAGTTGAAAGATTTGATCCATTAGCACAATCATTTACTGTTGATGAAACTGGTGCATTTATCACTGGAATTGATGTATTCTTTGCTAATAAAGATGTAAATCAAAAGATATTTGTTGAGCTGAGAACTGTTGAACTTGGCATTCCTACCAACAAACTTGTGACTGACTATTCAAGAGTTACTCTTGATCCATCAGAAATTACAACATCTGCGGATGCCTCTGTAGCAACAAACATTAAGTTCCCATCACCAGTTTACCTAGAATCAAATACTGAATATGCTGTAGTTCTCCTTTCACCATTCTCAGACTTATATGAAGTCTGGATTGCTAGAATGGGCGAAAAGACTATTAATACTACCACTCTACCTGATGCTGAAAGTGTTATTGCTACGAAGCAATATGTTGGAGGAAGTCTCTTCAAGTCTCAGAATGGTACTGTTTGGACTCCTAACCAATTTGAAGACCTTAAGTTCAAACTATACAAAGCAGAATTTACCACAAATCCTGGTACAGCATACTTCTACAACCCATCACTAGGAACTAGAAACACTAACGTTGGTGAACTAAACGAAAATCCAATCAAGACTTTACCTAGAAAACTGAAGGTCGGTATTACAACTACCACTACCATGGATTCTATCCTTGAAATTGGTAAAAAAGTTAGTGACGGCACATCTTCTTCTGCTATTTCTGGATATATTGAGAAAATCGGTGGTCAGTTAGATACAACCACTACAAATAGAGTTGGTGCCGGGTACAGTGATGGTACTTTTACTGATGTTTCATTCTACTCTATAACTGGTAACGGTACTGGTGCTACTGGTATTGTTACTTTCGCTAGTGGAGTTGTATCTGGCAATCCAGCAATCACACTCTCTGGAAGTGGATATGTTGTTGGCGATATTCTGGGTATTACAACTTCAAATGTTATTAAGGGTAAAGGATCTCAAATTTCAGTTAACTCTCTATCAGGAACTGATACACTATTCCTAACTAATGTTCAGGGTGAAGAATTTACAGCAGGTCAAGACTTAGTTGTTTATAGCAATTCAAGTACTGCTGTTGCTTATGCCAATACTGATATCACTAGTTCCAGTCTTATCAATAATCTTTATGATGGAAGAGTTATTGAGGTTACACAACCAAATCATGGTATGCACGCCGATAACAACGTAGTTATCCTTGCAGATCTTGCTCCTGATACTATCCCAACAACTCTAAACGCCAGTCTTGGTATCAGTGATGCAACAATTTCTGTTGCTAATACTTCACTGTTTGCAACCTTTGAAGGAATTTCCACTTCACAAGGATATCTAAAAGTTAATAATGAGATCATCTTCTATAATTCTATCACTGCAGGTTCTGGCGGTGCTGGAACTCTGGGTATTGGAACTAGAGGTATTGATAGTTCCTTAATTAGACAGCATAACATTAGCGATAAGGTTTATCCTTATGAGTTGAATGGCATCTCACTAACCAGAATCAACACACAACATAACCTACCATCTGATACCACTCTCAAGAGTAAGAGAGACTTTGATACATATCATCTACAAATTAGTCGCGGTGTTAGAACTTCTGGCGATAGTCAGTTGAGTTTCACTGACGAAAATGTGGTTGGTGGTAGTGGTGCTTCAGCAACTAAGAATATTCAGTTCAATAGAGTTGACCCACAATTTAGTGTTCTGACTCCTGGAGAGACTACTTCCGTCTCTGCTCAGGTTAGAACTGTATCTGCTACAAGTGCTGGTGGTTCCGAAGTTTCATTCATCGACCAAGGTTATGAAAATGTTGAATTAAATAATGTCACCGAACTGACCACAACTAGAATGGTAGCTTCAGAAATCAATGAAACTACCAGACTTACTTCTCTACCTAAGAACAAGTCATTTACACTCGGTCTTTCGATGAGTAGTGGTGATCCAAACCTATCACCTGCTGTAGATGTTTCTACATCATCAGTTGTATTTGGTAGAAATAGACTCAACAACCCAGTTAGCAACTATGCTTTCGATGGTAGAGTCAATCTTGCTCAGGAAGACCCACACAGTGCAGTCTATGTAACTAGTGTTGTAAATCTACAACAACCTGCAACCTCACTCAAGGTTCTGGTTTCATCATATCGCCACTCTTCTGCTGACTTCAGAGTTCTTTATCAACTCTTTAGAGCAGACTCCAACGGAGTTGAGCAGGCATATGAGTTGTTCCCTGGGTATGACAACCTTACCGACACTAATGGTGATGGATATGGAGACTCTGTTGTTGACGCTACCCTTAATAATGGTAGACCAGACGCATTTGTACGCTCTAGCAACGATGATGAGTTCCTTGAGTATCAGTTTAGTGCTGATGAACTTGAGCAGTTCAATGCTTTCAGAATCAAGATTGTTATGAGCGGAACAAATGAAGCAAGAGCTCCAAGATTCAAGGATCTGAGAACTATTGCCCTAGCATAATATGAAAAGAGTTGAAGGTCATAAGCACCTGTTTCGTGAAGACTCAGGTGCTATTGTCAATACAGATACGGCAGAGTATCTACAATATGTTAAACTTAGAGCGGAAAGAAAAAAACAAAGAGAAGAGATAGATCAAATAAAAGACGATATTAGTGAAATCAAGTCCCTACTTATGGAGATCATCAATGGACCCAGACAAAATTGAACTAGAGTCGATGAATAAGATGTTTGAGTACGAAAAGTACTCTCGACTTATTGATGAATTGGACATTGATGAACTAAAAAACTTCGCCAAGTCTTACTTTAAACTTTATTTGAAACAACAAGAAGTTATTAAAAACTTTGCTATTTCTGGTCTAGCATAAATACTTTTAAAGACCACTTGAAAAATGGCAGTATACGTCAGTAATATTCAAATTAACGCTGGGACTGACTTCAGTCAAGTGTTTACTTTGGAAGATGGTGCTACAAACTCGGTACTTAATCTTACCAATTATTCAGTAAAGTCCCAGATGAGGAAGCACGCTACTGCTACCGGAGTAACTACTTTTACATCAACTATTCATAGTCCTACTGAAGGGCAGATAAAGATTGGTTTATCAACAACTCAAACAGCAGCATTGAAAGAAGGACGTTACGTCTATGATGTAGTTATCACCGATAACGCTTCCACTATGACTAGAGTTATTGAAGGAATGGCACTAGTAAGGGCAGGAGTAACCCAGTTCTAATGACAATTAGAGTAAGAACCAACAACAACACAACAACGGTAAGAGTTGGACAGCAAAATGCTATCAAAGTCATAGCATCAAATAAAGTTGCTACTACAGCAGAAGTTGGAGCAATGGCTAGTATCACTGATGTTGATACTGACGGTAGAGCATCTAACACATTTCTAATGTATAATGGTTCAGACTATGTTCATATTGATGCTGCACGAATACTAGATTTGGCAGATAGTGTCGTTGATCAGGCTGTCGATTATGGAGGTTTTTAAGTTACTTTTTTAATAAATATCTAAAAAGGTAACTCTAAAAGATGGCTGCTCCTGTATTACAGTTTAAAAGGGGTCTATTAGCTAATCTCCCTGGTCTAAGGGCAGGTGAACCCGGTTTCACAACCGACTCCTACGATCTATATGTCGGTATTGACTCTACTACCGCCAATAACCAGTTCGTAGGGTCTGGTAGATATTGGACAATTAATAGCTCTACAACGGGTTCTGGAGTGAACCTTGTTGAAGGCACAGATAACGGAACTAGTTATATTACAATTAAAGCACCAGATAGTCTTTCTGGTGTTGTAACCTACACAATGCCGGGAACTGATGGTAGTAGTGGGCACGTTTTAACTACTAATGGTTCTGGAACTCTCTCATTCTCAGCACCTGCTGCATCATCATTTACCATTAGTGACGGATCTGTTACTGATGATTTTAATACCGGAGAAACTCTTAGTTTCATTGGTGGTGAGGGTATTGATACTGCAGTAACTGATAACACAGTTACCATTTCTGGTGAAGCTGCTTCATCTACAAATGCAGGTATTGCATCGTATCAATCGGCACAATTCTATTTTGAAGATACTTATAAAGTTGGTGTTGTAACTGCTACTAGTAGTGTAGCTGGTATTTCTTCGTTCAGTGCATCCTACTTCAGTGTTACTGCTGGTGGTGATGTATCTATTCAAGATGCAGCAGCCGACGGATCAACTAAAGGTGTAGCAACATTTGATGCTGATGACTTTGACGCATCGTCAGGTATAATCTCACTTGGAGACAGTGCAAACGGTGCAGTTCTTGCAATTAGTGCAACTGCCAATGAAACTACAGTATCGAGAACAAATGGAACAGTTACCATTGGTATTGCTGATGACTTAACCATTCCAGATTCTCTTACAGTAACTAACGATGCCTCTGTTGGTGGTGCTCTTACCGTAACTGGTGCTATCGACGGCAATGGTGGTGCTGATATCTCTGGTGGAGAAACAACTCTATCATCCGCAACTGTTAGCGACCTGACCTCAGGAAGAGTTGTTCTTGCTGGAACCTCTGGTGCCCTGGAAGATAGCGGTAACCTGACCTTCAACGGATCACTTCTAACGGTTACTGGCGATGTTACAGTTACCGATTCTATCGCAGTTACTAAGGACGCCGTTGTTAGTGCTGGTCTGACTGTAACTAATGCTGTTGACTTCAATGGTGGTGCTGATATCTCTGGTGGAGAAACTACACTTTCATCTGCCACTGTTAGTGACCTAACTTCTGGTCGTGTTGTTCTTGCTGGCACTTCTGGTGCTATAGAAGATAGTGCAAACCTTACATTTGATGGTTCACTTCTAACAGTTGCCGACACAATTGATGTTACCAATCTTGAAGCAACAAACCTGAAAGCAAAAGATGGTACTTCAGCAATTACGATTTCTAATACCACAGGTAACGTTTCTTGTGCATCAACTCTGACAGTTACTGGCGATTTAGTTGTTCTTGGTGCTCAGACAATCGTAAACACTGAGACTCTGAAAGTTGAAGACTCTCTGATTGAAGTTGGTCTAGTCGCCTCTGGTAATTCTCTGGTTCCTCCTAGCACCGATGCAGACATTGACGTTGGTGTTCTCTTCCACTATCATACTGGATCTGCTGCTAAGAAAGCTGCTGTTTATTGGGATGATAGTGCTGGAAGAATTGTTGTTGGATCGGACGTATCCGAAAGCGACAGTGTAATGAGTGCAGCTACATATGGAACATTAGAAATTGGTGGATTATATGTAAGCGATTGCCAAGGTAATAACCAAGAAGTTATCGCATGTAGTGGTTCAACAAGAACCTTAGAAAATATAACTGTAGATGGTGGCTCGTTCTAGTATTAACTAGACATTATAAATACAGGTGGGCATTGTCCCACCTTTTTTTGTATTAACTTATGAATGAAACTGATTATAGAAGTCTGATTCTTGTATATCAACAAAAGTCATCGGATCTGTTTTCTCAGACTGTTGCCTTAGAAGCAAAAGTTATGGTTGCTAACCAAACTATTGAAGCTCTCAAAAAGAAAACTGCTGAGCAAGAAGACGAGTTGAGTAAATTAAAATCAAGAAAAAAACCTACACAAAAGACGGATAATTTATCTGCTGAGGAATTCTAATGGCAAAACCATCAACACGCCAAGGACTTATTGATTACTGTAAGAGGCGTTTGGGTGCTCCAGTTCTGGAGATTAACGTTGATGATGATCAAATTGACGACCTGGTAGATGATGCTCTCCAATATTTTCAAGAGCGTCATTTTGATGGTGTTGAAAGAATGTACCTTAAGTACAGGTTTACTCAGGCAGACTTAGATAGAGGAAGAGCATCAAACGAAAGTGGTAGTACAAATACAGCAGGTATTGTAACTACCAGTGCCACTTCAACATCCATTAGTGGATATGGCACAACCACTTCAAACTACTACGAAACTTCCAACTTTATTCAGGTTCCAGACTCAGTTATCGGAATCGAAAGAATTTTTAAGTTTGATACTAGTTCCATTTCTGGTGGAATGTTTAGTATCAAGTATCAACTGTTTTTGAACGACCTTTACTACTTCAACTCAGTTGAACTTCTCCAGTATGCCATGACTAAGACATACTTGGAGGACATTGACTTTCTACTAACTCCCGATAAGCAAATAAGATACAACAAGAGACAAGATAGGTTGTATCTTGATGTTGACTGGCAAAGCATGAGTGAGAATGACTACATTGTTATTGACTGCCACAGAATATTAGACCCAGCAACATATAGTGGTGTCTATAATGATAGTTTCTTGAAGAGATATCTTACAGCACTTATCAAACGTCAGTGGGGTCAGAACCTAATTAAGTTCAATGGAGTAAAACTTCCCGGTGGTATTGAACTCAATGGTAGACAACTATACGATGATGCTGAAAGAGAAATAGATGAGATCCAGGCAAGAATGTCTATGGATTATGAACTACCACCTCTAGACTTTATTGGATAATGGCACTTAACCCCTTCTTTCTACAAGGCTCTTCTGGAGAGCAAAACCTAGTTCAAGAGTTGATTAATGAGCAACTCAAGATCTATGGTATAGAAGTATTGTATATACCTAGAAAGTTTGTTAGACAACAAACTATTCTTGAAGAAGTTCAGTCATCAAAGTTTGATGATAACTTCTTGTTAGAAGCATATGTTAATAATTATGATGGATACAGTGGTGCTGGCGACATCATGACTAAATTTGGCGTTAGTGTAAGAGATGAACTATCGCTAGTTGTTTCAAGAGAGCGTTTTGAAGACTTTATCGCACCTTTCTTGGAAGATGAAGATGATAATGAAATAATTGTTGCAGACAGACCAAGAGAGGGAGATTTAGTTTATTTCCCACTAGGCAAAAGACTTTTTGAAGTAAAGTTTGTTGAACATGAAAAACCTTTCTATCAGTTAGGTAAGAACTACGTTTACGAACTTCAATGCGAACTCTTCGAATATGAGGACGAAGTATTTGATACTTCTATTGATGAAGTTGATGAAGTCCTTGATGATAAGGGATATATTATTGATTTGACTCTGTTCTCAAGTGGAACAAGAGCGACAGCATCCGCTAGTATTGGAAGTGGTTGTATTCGAACAATAACATTAAATAATGACGGTTCTGGATATACAAGCACACCAACAGTTTCTATTACTGCAGCACCTGCTGGTGGAACTAATGCTCAAGCAGTTGCTATCACTACAACTAGAAATAACATTACTTCTATTGAAGAGATAAGACTGGTTAACGCTGGTACTGGATATACTGTAGCACCAACTATCACTATTACTGGTGGTGGTGGAACTGGAGCTGCTGCTACTTGTGGTATTAATACTAATGTAAAGGGTGTTTTTAAGGTTGCTGTTACTGATGGTGGTGCTGGATATTCAACAGCACCAAGCGTATCCTTCACTTTACCTGGTATCTCCCCACAACTTCCTGCTTCTGCTGTAGCAAATGTAAGTGCTGCCGGAACTATTAGTTCTATTCACATCACAGATTCTGGGGCAGGATTTTTTGCAACACCACCAACCGTCACAATTGGTGCTGCATCTACAACTGGTATTGGAACATACTGGTTCAACGAAGTTGTTACTGGATCCAGATCTGGAGCAACTGCAAGAGTTAAGAGGTGGGATACCGATACTAATATTCTTAGAGTTGGTATTGCATCTGGTGGTTTCTATCCAGGAGAAATTATTACTGGTGCTAAGTCTGGCGCTGCTTATCAAATCAAAGTGTCTGCTGCAAATACTGTAACAGATAAATACAGAGAAAATGAGGAGTTTGAAGTTCAGGCAGATAGAATTCTTGACTTCACAGAATCTAATCCCTTTGGTACTTACTAATGTTAGGAACTTATTACTACCACGAAATTATTCGTAAAACTATTATCGCCTTTGGTACACTGTTCAATGACTTGGACATTCACCACAAGGATGGTAGTGGGAATACCAATAGTGTCATCAAAGTTCCTCTGGCATATGGTCCTGCTCAGAAGTTCTTAGCAAGACTTGAGCAACAGGCAAACTTAGACAAACCAGTTCAGATTACTCTACCTAGAATGTCATTTGAGATGACTTCTATTGAGTATGATGCTTCCAGAAAGACTGGTATTACTCAAACATTCAGAGCAGTTGATGAAAACACCTCAAAGATGAAGAAGGTGTTTATGCCTGTTCCATATAACATTGGTTTTGAACTGAGCATCTTCTGTAAGTTGAATGACGATGCTCTACAAATAGTTGAACAGATTCTTCCATACTTTCAACCATCATTCAATCTAACTATAGACTTGGTAGATTCAATTGGAGAAAAGAGAGACGTTCCAGTTGTTCTAAACAGCGTAGCAATGCAGGATGACTATGAGGGAGATTTCTCTACAAGAAGAGCATTGATATATACTTTACAGTTCACCGCTAAGACTTATCTCTTCGGTCCTGTTGCTGACAACCCAGAAGGTCTCATCCGTAAGGTTATTGTTGATATGCACGCAGATACGAATACTGCGACTGCGAAGAGAGAAGTCAGATATACAGCAGTTCCAGATCCTATCGACGCTGAACCTGGTGACGATTTTGGTTTCACAGAAACTTGGGAATATCTAGACGATTCCAAGGAGTATAGTCCTACAAGACAATCTGATATCTAATACTTATGTCTGAATTTGATTCTATTGATGACGCTCTGAATATTGAGAGCAGCATTGTTGAGGTTGATGATGCTCCAAAGAGTATTCAAAAACCTGAGCAAAAGACTGACATCTCAAAGGACTATGAGTATACTAGAGCAAACTTGTACTCTTTAATTGAGAAGGGACAAGAGGCAATCAATGGTATCATGGAACTTGCTGGTGAAGGCGGCAGTCCAAGGGCATATGAAGTTGCTGGACAACTTATCAAGAGTGTAGCAGATACCACAGATAAGTTGATCGACTTACAGAAAAAATTAAAAGATGTAGAAGAGGATGTTGGTAATAAAGGACCAAGTACGGTCACCAACAATGCAGTGTTTGTTGGATCTACAACAGAACTTCAAAAATTACTCAAGCAAGGTTTTCTAAATAATAATAACACTAAAGATCAGTAAATGGCGAAAACCTGTAAAAAGGGATATTACTATTGTTACACTTCAAAGAAGTGTAAGAAAATTCCTGTCGGTTACCATGTGATGGGATCTGGGCGTTTGATGAAAGATAGTGAGCATGAAGAGGAAGAGGGTGGAGAAGAATCTACTGAGACTACAAAGAATGGTAATGGAAATGGTAATGGTGGGACAGTCAGTGAAGCAAAAGAAAAAGACCATGAAGTCTCAATGGCTAAGACTCAGGTCAAAAAGTCTATTGATAATCTTCAGAAGGTAGCAAGAGTTCTTGCTAAGAAAACTGATGCAGATAATCTTCCTGCATGGGTTCAAGCAAAACTAACTGATACTGAGCACAACACTGATGCTGCTGCTTCTTACATGACTGGTAAGGAAGACCTTGATGAAGGTAAGCGTGATGGTAAGTCTGCTAAGGACAAAGACTATTCACTCCATGACTGGTTTGCTGGTGGTGGATGGGTTCAGGCAGGTGGTAAGTATGATGGAAAACCTTGCGCTAAGCAAAAAGGTCAAAAGACCAAACCATTCTGCCGTGATGCTGATGACCGTGCAGCAATGAGTAAGAAAGAGAGAAATAAGAGAGCAAAGAAGAAGCGTAAGGAAGATCCAAATCCAAATAGAAAGGGTAAGGCGAAGATGGTAAGAGAGTCTAACTGGAGAGAGGAATTACAAGAAAAAATTGGTATTCCTACTGGTCCTGGAACACCTTTCAAAAATCCAGATGATGCACTTGAAAAATTAGCACCAAAATATGGTGGTGGAAAAGTAAGACCATCTACACCGGTAAAGCAGGCTAGTATTGGTGATAATTTCAAACGCACATCAGTTAATGTTGGTAATCCGTTTAAAGGATTACCTTCCAATCATACAAAAAAAGAACTTGAGACAAATTATAAGGGAGCTGATAGATTTAAACCCATACTGCAACAAGCACACTTTGAACCAGAAGGTGAAGTGGTATCAGAAAAGAAAGATGCTTGCTACAAGAAAGTCAAGGCAAGATATGATGTTTGGCCAAGTGCTTATGCTTCTGGTGCATTAGTCAAGTGCCGTAAGGTTGGTGCTGCTAACTGGGGTAATAAGACTAAGAAAGAGTCTTATGATTATTCCAACTGGAGAGATGATTTCAAGGCTCTTGAGATTGAAACAACCGACTTAATTACTCCCGATCCTATTCAAGTTCCTCCTTCAAACCTTCAGAAGATTGAAGAGAAGTGTTGGGTTGGTTATAAGCAACTTGGTATGAAGAAAAAAGGTGGGAAGATGGTTCCAAACTGCGTGAAGGAAGGATACTCTAATTGGAGAGAAGAACTTTCTGAAGACTGGCAGAAAGTCAATAAAAAAGATAAGACCGATGGTATGTCTCAGAAAGCAGTAAATGCTTATCGTCGTGAGAACCCAGGTTCTAAACTCAAGACTGCTGTAACTGAGAAGAAACCAAAAGGAAAGAGAGCAAAGAGACGCAAGTCATTCTGTGCTCGTTCTAATGGTCAGAGAAAGATGCACAACATCGATTGCTCTAAGACCCCAGACAAGGCAATTTGTAAAGCACGCAAGCGTTGGAGATGCTAATGAAAAGTTTCGAACAATTCCTATCAGAGAGTATCACCATCAATGGTGATTTCAATGGAACCCTAAACATGGGCGGTTCCCAACCAGAACAAGCAAGCGAATCCTATTTCGCAGATGTTGTCTGGGAAGGTAAAATATATAGAATGGAGATCGAAGGTTCCATGCCTTCCAAGAATGAACTAGCAGAACAACTTCAGGGAGAGTATCCTGGTGCTGTTGTCCACAACATCTATCCAGCATCTCAGAGTCCAGTAAATATCAAGAGTTCACAAAGATATCGTCCAGAAAGATTAGGTTGGAGTGACTAATGGGATTTAGAAATTATATTTGGGATGAAGAATTTGACCTGAACGTTGCTCGTGGAAAAACAAGAGGAGCTTCACAAATCCATAAGTTTGGCGCAACTCCTTCACAGTCTATTAACACAACCGCAACAGTATGGGATAAAGGAGATACTCTTTACCCTTGGAGTGCTTTTGATACTGCTGGAGTTTTAGTTGTTGCTCAAGTTGGTGCTAATGATAATGGAAAGACTTTAACAGTTCAAGGTCTTGATAGTGACTTTAATCTTGTTTCAGAAGACTTTACTCTTTCTAGTTCAGGAACAGTAACAGGAACTCAAACCTTTAAGAGAGTATATCGTGGTTTTTTGACTGATGGAACCAATGATGGTCAAATTAATGTTTCTAGAGGTGGAACACAAGTTCTAAGAATTCTTGCTGGTGCAGGACAAACTCTAATGGCAGTCTACACTGTTCCTGCTGGTTATACTGGTTATTTGTATCATGGAAACTGTACTGCTCAGTCTGGCGCTGACGCTACTGGTTTTATGTATGTGAGATATAACACAGTAGGAACCACATTTAGAGTTGGACACACATTTGAAGTTTCTGGTGATGGTGGACCTTATGATTACAAGTTTTCCTTTCCTCAAGAACTTGCTGAAAAAACCGATATTGATGTTCGCCTAACTACTAGGAGTAATAACGGTCGTTTTACTGCTGCCTTTGATATTTTATTGATCAAGAACGAATTATAAAAAGAGGTTTCGTTATGAGTGAAGTTTATCTTGGTAATCCTAATCTAAAAAAAGCGAATACGCAAATTGAGTTTACAGAGGAACAAATTCTTGAGTTCCTCAAGTGTAAAGAAGACCCAGTTTATTTTGCTAGAAACTATATCAAGATTGTGTCTCTTGACCATGGTCTAGTGCCTTTCAGTATGTATCCGTTTCAGGAAAAACTAATTCAGAATTTCCATGATAACAGATTTAATATTTGTAAGATGCCACGTCAGACTGGTAAGTCTACTACTTGTGTATCATATCTTCTGCACTACGCTGTTTTT